TCCAAGTGTAAGTCCTTCTCCAAGTGTAAGTCCTTCTACTAGTCCAAGTGTAAGTCCTAGTGTAAGTCCTTCTCCAAGTGTAAGTCCTTCTACTAGTCCTTCAAAGAGTCCAAGTGTAAGTCCTTCCGAACCAAATCAAGATAGACCCGCCAAAAGACCTTTTAGAATAACTAATCGTAACGAAAGAGGAAATGAAATCCATGTTGGGGATATTGGAACTATATTGATAGTTACTATTTATAATAGAGACGGAACACCTAGGGACTTATCTTTAGGAACAAATTCTATATATTTAAACTTAAAGAGTCCATCAAAACAAATTTACGAATATAAAACTAGTTTTTATACAGACGGAAAAGATGGAAAAATTATCAAGATTCTCTCTGATGGAGATATTAATGAAAGTGGTTCTTGGCAATATCAACTTTCTGTTAATATTCCTGATGGGGTATTTCGCACAAACATTAAAGGATTTGTAGTTTATAGAAATATAGAATAAATTGTTTTCTATCTAAAAAAGGAGGTAGTAAAAAATATGGTAATCTCTTTTGAAAATATGACTACCATCGACATTTCTAACAAACCAGAGTATTTTACCTCGACATATATAACTAAAAGGATATTTTCAGAATCGAGAATTATTGGAATAAAACAATCTTCTCTGATTATAGGCAATAAAGTATTTATGAGAGCTACGATAACTAAATCCATCAATTCTAATTTGAAAATACAAGTTGTCTCAAAAGAGAATACAAAAATATCATATATTTAATGGAGGTGAATACTTATGAATTGTACTGATGACGTTGAAGAAACAAACCCCGAAATTCATATGGGAGATATTGGAACTGAATTTATTATAACTATACACGACGAAAACGATTATATTCAAGATTTATCTCTCGCCACAACTTTTGAATTAATATTTATTTCATCCGCGAATATTATAAAATCAAGAATTCCTCATTTTTATACGGATGGAAAAGATGGAATTCTCGTTTATACCTTCGCAAATGGGGATTTAGATGTTCACGGATTATGGCATTATCAAATAAAAATAGCATTTCCTTCCTCTGTTTGGAGTACCAACGTGGAAGATTTTAAAGTTTATCCAAATATATAATTTATGATTTACATATCAATAATAACCGAATTGATATTGAGAATATATGATTAAATCTAAAACAATCATATAAAATATACGGGTTAAAAATGGAGGATATATAAAAATGTCTTTTACAAATACGCAAATTTCACAATTAAACAATTCCAATAAGGCTTGTCAATCTGTACAGCTTGGAACAGTTATCAATGATTTAGTTTATGGCTCAATTCCTACCCCCGCAGTCGGAACAGTTTCAAATATGTCCGCAGTAAAATATACAACATCTCCGGCTATTGGAAGTGCAACCGCTACCAAAGCGGCTCTTTTACTAACCGTTGCGGCTCAGACTGGTGTTACCGCCGGAATCACTCAGCCAGATTATCCAAGAATTGTTACGGTAAAGGGAAATGGCGCGAATGTCACAGGAAATGTTGTTGTTCATGGGACAGACATTAATGGGACGATTATTTCTGATACAATTTCCTCAAACGGAGCGTCAGAAGTTCTTGGTGCTTTAGCATTTAAAACAGTTACATCTATTGATTATCCAACTTACGCTGTTGCTGGAACTGAAAGTATTTCAATTGGTCGTGGAAACAAAATTGGTTTCCCTGTTGCTATTCCGAATACTTCCTTGGTTTTGGCTAAGAGTTTTGATGGGAGCGTAGACACCGGGACTATTACTGCGGCTTCAACCGTTTCTGGTTCAATTTTTGCTCCCGCTGGAACAATGAACGGAACTAAACTTGTTGAGTTAACATTTCTCGCCTAACCCAAATTGACTATTATAAAAAGGAGTAAAAATGTTAATTTCTGAAGATTTGAAAAACGCACTCCTTGCTCAATGGGTTGAGGAAAAAGAGAACTCTCAAATCTACCTTTATATTGGGGGGTGGCTAAAGGTAAGGGGGTTCTCTAATATTGGAGAATCCTTCATAAAAGGAAGCGGAGAAGAAGAGGGACATGCCAAACAAATATTTGATTTATTGATGGACTTAAACATTCCATTTGAATCGTCCCATCTTATATCTGGAGAATTTCCAATAAACAGTATTTCTGATATTGCTGAAAAATTTATGAATAGAGAAGTTCAAACAACTCAATCCCTTTCTGAGATAAAAAGAATTGCTTCAGAAGAAGAAAGTGCGGGAAGTCCAGTAGTTGAAGAACTTATTCGAAAAATGATTTCTCAACAACAGAATGAACTTGAAGAAGCAACTGACTTTATGGATAAATCAAAGATTCTAGATGATTGGAAATTTATCATGCTTTGGGATTTAGAGTTTAAATAATGAGAATATTAAACCCTGAAAAAATAAGTTGCTTTATCGTGGATGAATTTTTGGGGAAATACCTTGTCCGAGAAAAGAAACTGCCACTATTAATGGTAGAGAATAAAAAATATTATTTTGTTAAGAATGAGATTTCTTCACAAGTAATAAATGGGGGAATACCAATTATCTACAAATTTTGTAAAATATCTGAGACAAAGGGAGGTGAATAGGAAATGTCTAAAAAACTTAGTTTTACAGTTGAAAACATAGAGGAAGTACAAGAAAATACTAACTCTTCCTTTGCTCATATGCAAGTTGATTTCTTTGCTAGTGGGGATAATGCTCATAATTTATATGTTTCCGATGATACGTTGAGAAAAACAGCAGACACAATTTATAATGTTCCTGTTGTCTGGAAATATGATGCTAGAAACGATGATGCCGGTTCACATGACGAAGGGGAATATGCGATTGGGGTTATCAGGGAAGGTTCAAAGATTGAAGAAAAGAAACTCCCAGATGGACGAACAATGCTAAGTGTTCCAGCTTTGATTTGGAAAAAATATTCTGGCCGCTTGATTGATATTTTTAAGAGAGATAAAAAGAAATCCGTTTCTGTTGAAATGTCTGTTTTAGACGCTTCAGATGATAATGGAAGGCAAGAACTTTTAGATTATCGCTTCGAAGCAATTACAATATTGGGGTCAAAAATAACTCCCGCAATTAACTTGGCTGAGATAACAGTTCTTAGCTTTGCTGAAGAACAAAAAGAATTTGAAGAAGCATATGAAAAAGAATTTTCTCATAATAAATATTCTGACATTGATTTCAAAATTCCCCAAGAAGTAAAGTCTTCTTTGGAAAAAGCAATGGATAGATTTGCAAAGGTAGGAAAAGGTGGAAATTCAGTTTCCTTATCTAACGCAAAATTTTTATTAAAGAATGAAACCATTACCCCAGATAAAGTCAGGTTGATGTATAAAAAATTATCTTCCTATTCAAAGAAATCAATTCTTGAGGAAGATGAAAAGGTTAGGTTTGAACTTTGGGGAGGGGAATCTTTTTCGTGGATTAAAGATATTCACGAAAAAATGGAAGCGATAGATAATAAACGTTCTGCGTTTTTTGTCAATGAAAAAAATGAAAGAAAGGAGGAAACTAGCGTGAAAAAAGATACGAAGCAGGAAGAAGAAATGGCTGTTACAGAAATTGAAAGCAAAGAAAAAGAAGAGCCTAAAAAAGAAGAAATGTCAGAACTTCCCGTCGAAGAAGAAGAAGAAGAAAAGACAGAAGAAATGGCGGTTGAAGAACCTGTTGAAGAAAAAAAGGAAGAAGAAAAAGTTGAGATGTCATTAGACTCTTACTTGGATATTCCATTTATTCTTGCACTCCTTGAAGAAATTACGGAAGGAGAAGATTCTTATTTAGAACAAGATAATTTTGCAATTAAATGTGCTTTAGATGAAATGAAGAAAGATGGAGAGAAATCATTTGAATCCATTTCTAAGGGTATGTTTGCAAAGATGAAATCAATGAATTCGAAGATGTGCAAAATGGCTGAAGAAAATAAAGCCTACATGTCAATAAAAGAAGAGTTTGAGGCTCTGAAATCATTCAAGAAATCTGTTGAGGAATCTCGTTTCTCATTTGAAGTTGAATCTACATTGAAAGATGTTGAGGCTGTTATGCCGAGAGATGAAATGGATAAAGCAAGAGATGAATCTAAGAATTTTTCATTAGACACAATTGATGGTTGGAAGAACGGAGTAAAAGCTAAGGCATTTACTTTCTCGTCCAAAAATCCTAAAGATGTTAAGAATCAAATTCCGAGATGGAATTATGATATTGGAACCAATAGTGGAAAAAACAAAGACACCACTTGGATATTAGATAAAAAATAGGAGGAATACAAAATGACACATGGAATTTTTATACCGAGTGATATGGCGGCTGGTGATGTAAACAGTCTCGTCAAAAATTTTAAGGGTTCGGCCGACCTTGATAACGGTTGGGTTGTTACTCTCGGAGCTTTGACTGGTGTTGCTGGTGAAGCTGAAGTATTTGCCGCCGGTCAACCTGCGGCTACCGCTGGTCTTACTCATCTTTATTTTGTTGATGGTGAATCTATTGTACTTACTGATTCTAAATTTAAGAATCTTGACCCCAATGTTCAGAACTATTATGTTCCCAGTGGTAAAGTTTTCACTGGTGCAAAAGCCCAGATTGGTGATATTGTTAAACTTAGTGCTGATTGTCTTGCCACCGGTACTGGCGCGGCTTCTGCTTATGCTGTTGCCGTTGCGTCTACGTATAAATTGACGTGGGCTTCCGCAGCTATTAGCGGAGTATCTCTCAGATATTTGTCAACCGACTATGTGAGCTTG